GTGCGTTTTTCGTTGCGTTCTTCTTCGCTGAGTGCGTTGAAGAGATCAACCGCGATTCGTGCGTCAACTGCTTTTAACTCTCGCGCCGTTCTGCCGTCAGGCATTCCGGCTGCGTTGTCCTTTCGGTACTGGCGGCGGACTGCTGCCCACTTCTTGCCGTTCACTTCTTCAATCTTCGCGGCGGCTTTCACGGCTTCCGTGTGGGCGTCTCGTGAGTCGGTCGCGCTTCCTACCGTGAACGAGACTTCTTTCTCGCCCCGGGTTGGCGTGTAGGAAACCTTGACCGCCTTCCGGCTATCATCGAAAGCTAGAGCGTCGATCTGATCCGCCGTCCACTTATTGAATCCGGCCAGCGTCTGCTTTTCCTTTCCAATCTCAGTACTGACACTCTCGTGATTCGTTTCGATCAGAACTGCCAGTCTCCAAAGTGGGCCGGACAGTTCGTGCAGCTTCTTCTCACATGCCTCCACGACCTTGGCTCGTGCTTCCTCAGCGGTACCGTTACCGTCGAGAATCGCGCCAACGTCCGCCGCTCGGCTCATGAGACTATCGAGAACCCGTGCGGCTAGCCCGGCATTGGCCCCGTCTATGGAAGCCTCTACCGTCTCGAGGAAGATCGTCAGAATCGCCTTAGCGTACTGCGCTTTGTCCGCCGCCGCCGCTTTGGTGCTTTCCATCATGAAAGCGAGCGGTGCGGCTACTGTCGCAGTCCAGGCACCAACGTCAGTGTCTGTGATGACTGCGGGTGCTGCGGGTGGTGCGGGTGCTTCTAGTACTACGGTGGTGATGCTCATATTCTGGATCTCCAATTGTGACGCATCTTGCGTCAAATATGTAGGAGATCGTTCGTTGTGATCCCAAGACCTAGATTGTCAAAAAGCTGTCCGGCTCCGCGCCGGGTGTTCGGACTGATTACCAATGCAAGCGCCGTGCCACGTTCGACACCTTCGGTCTTTCTTCGGGTTCTAGGCCCTTCGGTCTTTGTTCGGGTCTTTTCCTGGGAAGTGGCGTCGTTGCTAGTGGGTAGGATGTGGGGATGCTGGAATACCCTTCAGAGACGTTGAAAACGCTAAAGGAAGGCCCTAGCGAGCATGGCCCTACTACGGTGGCTGAAATGGTCCCAAGGCCCTCAGAGGGCCACCCAAGGCCCTCAGAATCGATTCGGCCATATTTGGCGCGGAACCTACCCTATGCGCTTCCGTCCCATTTCGATGCACTTCCGTGCCTTTTCGATGCACTTCCATCCCACCACCCCAAAAGTGGGCCGGATTGGGCCGGATCGAGTCAGGAATCGACGTCCCAGAAGGGCCATTCCAGGGTGGTCCGGGCACCGTTCCAGGGGTCGAGAATGGCGCTGGGATGTGGGCCAGCGGTGGCGCTCCAGACCTTTCGGTCTTTATTCGGGTTCTGAACCTTTCGGCTTTTGTTCGGGGTAGGGGGGACCCCCCCTTTTTTTGCGCCGCGCCCCCAGAATCTAATAAGACGGTTTTGCACGTTCTATCTGATAGTTTCAAGACTGTTTTCGTTTTTCTGTCGTGCAGGTTCTACCTAGCTGGTATAATCTAGTTTTTTATTATTAGTATCTATCTGGTCTGGTTTAACCTAGCTGGTATATACTAGTACTAGTATAAGGAAGTGTGGGGGGGGGTATTTTCTCAGGATTAGGCCCCCCCCCTTTTCCTGAGTAAAATTTTTTTGTAATTTTTCAAGATGGATATTACTACGATACAGGCTCAGATCGGCTCATTGCCTGATGAGAGGCAGCGTGAGATCCTTGCGTTGCTTGACGAGTTGTCCGGTGCTCGTGTCAGGGAAGAGGCTAACGGCGACTTCCTTTCGTTCGTGAAGGAGGTTTGGCCTGCCTTCATTGAGGGTAACCACCATCGTGTGATGGCGGACGCATTCAATCGTATTGCGAGTGGCGAGTTGAAGCGTTTGATCATCAACATGCCTCCACGCCATACCAAGTCTGAATTTGCTTCGCATCTATTTCCTGCTTGGTACCTGGGCAAGTTTCCTGATCGCAAGGTGATCCAGACTGCTCACACTGCGGAGTTGGCTGTTGGCTTTGGGCGTAAGGTTCGTAACCTCGTGGGTTCTTCCGAGTATGCGAAAATATTTCCCGGTGTTGCACTGAGTGCTGACTCAAAGGCTGCGGGACGTTGGAACACGAGCAGTGATGGGGATTATTTCGCTATCGGGGTTGGCGGTGCTGTTACTGGTAAGGGTGCTGACATCCTGATTGTTGATGACCCGCATTCTGAGCAGGAGGCGGCACTAAACGATCCCAATGTCTACAACAAAACTTACGAGTGGTACACTTCGGGTCCACGTCAGCGGTTACAGCCTGGTGGCGCGATTTGTTTGGTGATGACTCGTTGGTCGAAGAAAGATCTAACGGGTCAAATTCTCAAGGCTTCCATCCAGAGGGGTGGCGCAGACGAGTGGGAGATTATTGAATTGCCTGCAATTCTTCCCAGCGGCAAACCATTATGGCCCGGATTTTGGCCGGTAGAACAGCTTGAATCCCTTAAGGCCGAACTTCCGGTTGCAAAGTGGAGTGCCCAGTACCAACAGGATCCGACTTCCGAAGAAGGCGCGATCATCAAGCGGGAGTGGTGGAAAGAGTGGACAGAAAAAGACCCACCGAATTGCGAGTTCGTGATACAGTCGTGGGACACCGCCTTCTTGGCGAAAGAGACTGCCGACTACAGTGCTTGCACAACGTGGGGTGTTTTTTACACTGAGGATGGTCAGGCCAAGATTGTTCTTCTAGATGCGCTACAGGAACGTTTGGAATTTCCTGACTTGAAGGTTCGTGCATACGAGATGTACAAAGAATACGAACCCGACGCTTTTATCGTGGAAGCGAAAGCAGCGGGTAGTCCCTTGATCTTTGAGCTTCGCAGGATGGGGATCCCTGTTGCGGAATACACACCAAGCAGGGGGAAGGACAAAGTTGCTAGAGTAAACGCGGTATCGGACCTCTTTTTCAGTGGGCACGTTTATGCGCCGAAAACCCGGTGGGCTGAAGAGGTGATGGAGCAATTTGCATCTTTCCCGCTTGGCGATCACGATGATTTAGTTGATTCCTCAACACAAGCGTTGATGAGGTTCCGACAGGGTGGATTCATCAGTATGCATAGTGATTATCCGATGGACGAGTTGCTACCGGGACGTAAAGCAGATTATTATTGATCCACCAGCTTGCGCTGGATGAGATCCGTGCGAACTTGATGCACGCTAATTCGATGAGTACCGGAGTGAATTAATGGCGATAGATAAACCCCTTAATGGGTTATTTGACCAAGACGATTTCGAGATGGGTCCAGAGGGACTCCTCGTTGCAGAAGAAGATGAGATGCCTATTGGCGACTCCATACTTACCGAATTGGAAGATGGAGGCGTCGAGATTGACTTCGATCCGATGTCAGGCTCCATGGGCATCGGGGAGGAATCTTTTGATTCAAACTTGGCCGAACACATCGAAGACAGTGAGCTTCGTACATTGGCAAACGATTGCATATCGATGTTTGATTCCGATAAGAGCAGTCGTTCGTCTTGGGAAACAACGTACAAGGAAGGGCTTGATCAGTTAGGTTTGGAAATTGAGGATCGTACCACCCCGTGGGCTGGAGCTTGTGGCGTATTCCACCCAATGCTTTCTGAAGCTGTTGTACGATTCCAAGCGCAAACCATCCAAGAAATCATGCCAGCCAAGGGGCCTGTAAAGACGCATGTCTGGGGTGTTGTGACCGATGACCGCGAGAAGCAGGCGCGGCGTGTTCAGGAGTACATGAATTACCAGCTTATTGAAGTTATGACCGAATATCGGTCTGAAACTGAAAAGCTTCTGTTCAGCCTGCCGCTCGCTGGTTCAGCGTTCCGTAAAATCTACTTTGATCCTTCGTTGGGCAGACCGACTTCAATGTTTGTTCCGGCAGAAGATTTTGTTGTGTCGTACAACGAATCTGAGCTAGAACATGCAGAACGTTACACCCACGTCATGAACCGAAGCACGAATCAGGTTAGAAAGCTTCAGGTGAGTGGGTTCTACCGTGACATTGAATTGACTGCATCCCACATCGAAGAAAATCCAATCACAACTAAATTCAATGAGATTGGTGGCGTCAAACCTTCGTGGGATAGCAATGAACGGCATCAACTCCTTGAAATGCATTGTGACGTAGACATACCGGGCTTTGAAGACCCCGATGGAGTCGCGTTGCCTTATGTCATTACCATCGACAAGAGTAGTTCCACGATTCTATCGATTTATAGGAACTGGTCCGAAGATGATCCGAACAGAATAAAGAAACAACATTTTGTTCATTATGGATATGTCCCCGGAATTGGATTCTATAATCTTGGCCTGATCCACATGATCGGCGGACTCGCGAAGTCTGCTACCAGTCTGTTGCGACAGTTGGTCGATGCGGGCACACTCTCCAATTTGCCTGGAGGGTTGAAGACTCGTGGACTCAGAATCAAAGGCGATGATACGCCGATTATGCCAGGAGAATTCAGAGACGTTGATGTACCGGGAGGGGTCATTCGTGACAACATCACCTTCCTTCCGTATAAGGAACCTTCTTCGGTTCTTTATCAGTTACTTGGCAATATCGTAGAAGAGGGCCGACGCTTTGCGTCAATGGCTGATATCAAAGTAGCAGACATGAATTCGGAGGCTCCAGTAGGGACCACTCTTGCGATCATGGAGCGGGCAATGAAAGTACAGTCCGCAATCCAGGCCAGAATTCATGCCAGCCTAAAGCAAGAGTATAAAATTCTTGCAGGGGTTATCCGCGATTATACATCACCGGATTATCCCTACGAGACTGAAGAAGGGGAGGGCATCAAGCTTGAAGACTTTGATGACCGTATCGATGTTGTCCCTGTTTCGGACCCCAACGCATCGACAATGGCCCAAAGAATCATGCAGTACCAAGCGGCTATGCAACTAGCACAACAGTCGCCGGGCCTATATGACATGCCACTTCTTCATCGTGAAATGATGGAGTTGATTGGCATTCCAAATGTGGACAAGATTGTTCCCAAGCCGGATGAAGCCAGTCCCACAGATCCAGTTAGTGAGAATGAAAACCTTCTTATGCTGAAGCCTGTGAAGGCGTTTGAGTACCAAGACCATGAGGCACACATGAGAGTGCATATGGTACTCAAGAATGATCCGCAGATTAAAGAACAAATGAAGAACAATAAAATGGGGAGTGCCATTAGTTCTGCCCTAGATGCCCACGTCCGTGAACACCTGGCGTTTATCTTCCGTGATCAAATCGAAGAAGAGCTTGGCGTTCCGCTCCCTCCGACAGATCAACCGTTGCCCAAGGATGTCGAAAAGCGGCTTAGTGCATTGGTTGCCGACGCGGCTGACCAGATGCTCGGCAAGAAGCAAGCCAAGGCCAAAGCGGAAAAAGACGCAAAGATGCAAAAAGATCCTATTGTGCAGCAGCGTGAAAAAGAGTTGGAGATCA